TGATTGTACTGCGACAATATCGGGATCAGTTTTCCGCAATAACCGGATCGACGCCCCGATCAGTATGCTTTCTGCATTGTGTCCGAGAGAATCGTCGATCCACATGCGGTTCAATTCGCACATCCATGCACGAGGGTTCGGATGGGTGAATATCTTTGCCTTCGGGTTCTTCATATAACCATACACGGCCACTCCGAGGCATTTGTCCGGTTCTTCGGCCCGGAATATCCCGAAATTGTATTTTCCGAAGCCTCCGTCGCACCATTTGTGCGAATAGTGATTTTCGATTATCATCTCTTTGGCAATGGATTTCGGCACGGATTTGATAATTAGCCGCCCCAGTGCGGAGGTATTTTTGAGGACTTGCAGGTCCTCAGTGTTGTTATTCATTCAAATTTCGTATCTTTGCATCATCTCACCCACATACTGCATGTAAATGCGCCGAAGACGCGACGGAAGGCTTTAGCCCTCGGTCGTGCGTCTTCGGCGCGCGCTTGCGTAAGTATGTGGGTGAGATCTCTACTTACGGCCGGGGGCTTTTTCACGCCCCTATGCCATCGGTTTTTACTTTACGAGATAGCCTGCCACGAGCAGGAGCCAGGTTGCGAGGTTCCCGACCGCGTAGGCTATCGCCTCGCCTCGTGAGAATTTCACGGCCCGTGCTTTAGCGACGAGACGCGCGAGAATCAGGGCGACAAGGATCACGACGGGCAGGGCCGTCCAAAGCGAGAGCCCGCAGACGAGCGACAAGACGGCGGTCACGGCCGCCGCGACGAGCCCCAGCGCGAAGGTCTGGTAGCACTCCTTGCCGACCGCTGCGAGCAGGGCGAGGAGGAAGGAATTGATCTTTTTCATGATACAAGTTATTTTAAGTGAAACAGTTTTTTATTTCCAACGGCCTATTGCAAACCAGTAAATAGGTTCACCCGCAGGATTGACTCCGCCGCTGGTGCTTTCGATGTAACTTTTCCGCACCGTAAAGGACGATGCTGTCTTACTATTCACCGACGCCGTTGCCACCGCCGTTCTATTTCCGAAAACTACTGCCGCCAACACATTGTAGGGTGTAGTATAAAAGGAGATCGGGAAATATACGGTCAGACTTCCGCCTCCAGAAGCATATCCCCATTGGATCAACAGTCCGTCCGGCGCTTTGTAATATCCGTTGTCGGCGAACTGCTTGCCGATCGAGACGTTTGAGAGGTCCTTGGCCGCCTTGTCATTCCAGGCCGATTTCTCGGCGTCTGTCACGAAACGGCGGGAGGAGTCCTGGTTGATCTGTTCGGCCGGGATACCGTCCTCAAATCCCCCCCCCTTGCGTATGCGAGGGCACTCCAGGGCGTCACGCCGTCGCCGACCTTGTGCAGCGTCGTGTCGGATTCGTAGACGATCTCACCCTCGAGCAGGACAGGATTCTTGGCCTTGAGTTCGGCCGCGGTGTATGCCGGGTGTTGCACCCGGCCCTTGATTGTCTTTGTCATCATCTAAAAATTTATTCGTTCGAATCATTTCCAACGTCCGACAGCTATATATCTGTAACCCTCTTGTCCGTACCCCTGTGATCCGGAATTAGCCCACACGCCTTTGGCCGTGAAATAGGCAGTCGTATAATTCAAAACAAAAGCTACAGCTACCGTGGCTGGAGAATCAGAAGCCTGTATCGGATTGGTCAGAACTGCATAGGGGGTATAGGCGAATGTCGTTGGGAAATAGACGGTCTTACCGGATTTGTTTCCATTAGCCGTGAATGATCCCCATTGAAACATCAAGCCGTCAGGCGCTTTGTAATATCCATTATCGGAAAATAGTTTTGTCAATGTCACGTTCGAAAGGTCTTTCGCGGCCTTGCCGTTCCATGCCGTTTTCTCCGTATCGCTGACGAAGCGGTGCGTCGCATCCTGCGTCACCTTTTCGGCTGCGAGCGGCCCGTCGAAGTCCCCTTTGGCATAAGGGAGGGCATTCCAGGCCGTCGTGCCGTTCCCGATCTTGTGCCGTGTCGTATCGGACTCGTAGACGATCTCTCCCTTGAGTAGGACAGGATTCTTGGCCTTCAGTACGGCCGCCGTGTATGCCGGATTCTGCGTCCGGCCCTTGAGCGTCTTTGCCATTATTGCACGTCGTTATCTGTTTTCTGCCTTTCGGCCACTATCTGCCGGGCAATGGCCTTGCATTGCTCCGCATACTCATAATAGGCCGTGAACTGTTCGGTTTTTATCTTCCGCTGACGGAGAATCGCCAGCTCGTCATCCACCGAATAGCGCTCGCGGATTTTCTGCCGCACGAGTTGTTCGTAAGAGAGGAGGGTCGGTTCGGGCTGGGGTTCCCGCAGCACGGGCATCCCGTTCTCGTCCTCGACGATCTTCATTCCCCGCGCCTGCCCGTCGAGCAGACGGCGCCATTTGCCCTCGGTGATTTCGACAGCTCCTTCGACGGGCTGGTCGTAAAAACCCTGTTTCCAGTATTTCATTGTGCACATCTGTTTGGTTACTATTCCATGCCCGGTATCGTACATTGCAGGACGAACTCCCCGGCGGGCAGGTCGTCGAGCTTCTTCTTGTCGGCCGCCGACATCAGACCTGCGGCCGACTGGCTGGCGACGGCCGTCGAGGCCTTGTCGTTCCAGGTCGATTTCTCCGTGTCGCTGACGAAGCGGTGCGTGGCGTCCTCGGCGATCATCGTCGCCGGGTGGCTGGCCGGATGGACGTAGTTGTTCGCTCCGGTCGCCACGCCGTCGAGCTTCTGCTTGTCGGCCGCTGACATCAGCCCCGCCGTGGTCGTGGAGGCCATATTTCCGCCGGGCTTCTCGTTCCACGCCTTCCGTTCGGCGTCGGTGATGAAACGGTGCGTCTCGTCTTGGGCGATCATCGTCGCCGGATGGCTGGCCGGGTGCTGGTAGTTGTTCGCACCTGCCGCCACGCCGTCGAGTTTCTTCTTGTCGGCTGCGGACATCAGACCCGCCGCGGAGGCCGTGGCGGCCGTCTTTTCGGCCTTGCCGCTCCAGGCCGATTTCTCCGTGTCCGTCACGAAGCGGTGCGAGGCATCCTCCTGAATCATCGTCGCCGGGTGGCTGGACGGGTGCTGGTAGTTGTTCGCTCCTGCGGCTATGCCCGCCAGCTTCTGTTTCTCGGCCGTGGTGTAGTCCTCGGTCGAAAGACCCTTACCCGTGACCTTATCGACCTTTTGGCCGAGCTGTTTGGTCACGGTCGCGGCAAAGTTCGGGTCGTTGCCGAGGGCGTCGGCCAGCTCCTTGAGCGTGTCGAGGGCTTCGGGCGAGCCGTTGAGTATCTGTTCGACGGCCTTGTCGATGTACTCCTTGGCCGAAGCGAGGGTCGCGGCGTTCCCGGAGGTCATGTCGGAACGGATGGCTGTCTCGCGGGCCGCGGTGTGGTCTTTCGCCGCCTGAAGCGTCGAGGCGTCGGCCGCCGCGAAGTCCTTGCGGACGGCCGCCTCACGGTCGTTGGTGTGGCCTTTGGCCGCATTCAGCGTCGCCGTGTCTCCGTCCTGCAGCTCCTTGCGCAGCACGCCCTCGCGCTCGGTGGTGAATGCCTTGGCCTGCGTAAGCGTTGCAGCGTCTCCGTCGGTCATATCCTTACGAATGGCCGTTTCGCGAACTGCGGTGTGATCCTTCGCCGCCTGGAGCGTCGAGGCGTCGGCTGTCGCAAAGTCTTTGCGGATGGCTACCTCCCTTCCGTCGGTGTACTCGTTCGCCGAGGCAAGCGTCGCGGCATCCCCGTCCTGCTGCTCCCTGCGCAGCACGCCCTCGCGCTCGGTGGTGAAGGCTTTGGCCTGCGTAAGCGTCGCGGCATCGCCGTCGGTCATGTCCTTGCGGATCGCCGTCTCGCGGGCTGCGGTGTAGTCTTTCGCCGCCTGAAGCGTCGCAGCATCGCCGTCCTGCAGCTCCTTGCGCAGCACGCCTTCGCGCTCGGTAGTGAAGGCTTTGGCCTGTGCAAGCGTCGTAGCATCGCCCGCAACCATATCTTTTCGAATCTCCGTTTCCCGACCATCGGTGTAGGTCTTGGCCGACTGAAGCGTCGCAGCGTCGGCCGCCGCGAAGTCCCTGCGGATGGCGGCGTCCTCCTCGCGGAGCTGGTCGATGGCTTCGTCGGTCTGTTCGATGTAGTCGGCCAGGTTCTCCTCGTCTTTCGCTATGCGCTCTTCGAGCCGCTTGCCGTCGGCGTCCGGATATTTGCCATTGAGCTGGTCGGTGAGCCCTCCGACCTTATCCATCGAAATCTCGTCCTCGGTCTTGTGCCAGAAGCTGTCGAACAAATCCGAGAACTGCTCGGCCGTGGGATACATGCCCCGTCCGAACCATTTGCGCAGCATGGCGCGAACTCTGATTGCCATTGTCGTCGTGTTTACTTGGTTCTCATCACATAGGCCAGGGCGTAGTACGGCGGGCGGTTCTCGTGGGGACGCCCTCCGCCCGCGGCGTCGGTGCGACCGCTGCCCGAATTGAGTTCGTTGGCGGAACCTCCGCCCGTGAACCTTCGCCCCCTGTTCACGAGGAACAGCCCGTGGTCGTGCGAGGGCATCTCCTCCACGGAGAGCGTGTGGGTTTTCTCGCCGCCTACGGCTCCGAACTTGTCGTAGTCGCCGTCGATGGGGTTATAACCCACGACGAAGCGGCCGCGCAGATCCGGCAGTCGGAAGTATCCCGCCGTGGTCGAGAGCTTGCGGCCGTTGCAGTCCGTGCCGTTGTTGAACGCCGAACCGATAGCCTCGTACAGGTCGGGATATTCCGACTGCTTGAGCTGCTGCCCTTCGCAGAGGGCGTATCCGTCGGGCACGGCAGTCCCGGCCCAGGTCTCGACCATTCCCAGGGGCGTGCGCTTGACCTCCGCGAGGGCCTTCTGCAGGGCTGCAATTTGTTTGCGGAGCTCCGGCAGCGACTGCGCTTCGGAGAACTCCTCCCAGCGGTAGTTCTCGGAGCCGACGCCCGGGGCGAGCGACCGCGCGACGTATGCCTGCGGGTAGTCGTAGCCGTCGGCCGTGACGGGAATCGTCTCCTGCCGCAGGTACATGCCGCCCGTCGTCGTGCCGCCCTCCCAGTAGAGCACCTCGCCCTCGGGGTGCTCTTTCGTGCGCAGGAAGACGTACCCTTCGGCGCGCTGTGTGCCGCCGCCCGTCGGGGTGCAGCCCCACAGGACGGCCTTGTCTCCGGCGAGGTTGCCGAGAATCGACACCACGTGCAGGTTGGTCTGCGCGTAGTCGAGCATCTCGCAGTCGGCCGGGAAGTCTTTGTTGGGTTGCAGGAGAAACCTGCCGAGTATCTGTTTCATCGTCAAACGAAGTTTATCTGATAGCGTTTCGAAGCCAGTTTGTAGGAGTCCACCACGGCCCGGACGCGGTCGGTGTCGATCTCGTCGAGCAGCGCGACGGGAATGTTCACCCAGAAGTCGTAGCCGCTCACGCCGCCGTAGCCGCGGCGGTTCAGCACCACCATGCGCCCCGAGCCGCGGGCCGGGAGACGGACGGCGCGCTGCACTTCGCGTCGGTGCAGGACGATGTCGCCGACGTTCGAGACCTCCTCGGTGACGGTAATCCTCCGGTCGACGGGGTCGAACAGGTCGTTCAGCAGTCCGCGCAGGCGGCACACCTGCCCGTTGTGCAGGAGCCGATAGTCCGTGTCGCGCCGCCAAAGCATGAAGCGCGTGTGCAGCCATTGCAGGGGCGACACGGCGGCGTAGGCCAGGGCGGCCAGCAGCGGCCGCCGCCGGAAGGTCGGCAGCAGCAGGAGCGCCAGGCGCTTGAAGTTCACGTCGTAGAGTTTACTCGTTGCCATAGGCTTTCAGGGTCAGTTGTACGTCCTCCATCGTGAAATAGCCCGCAGCGGGGACGCAGCGCGCGTCGATGGGCACGACGACCGTCTCGTCCGCGGCGACCCTCGTCGCCCCCTTGAACTCCACGATCCGCACGCCCTCGACCGTCTGCAACGCATCGACGAGGGCCATGTTGGTATATTCGCCGTTGAAGGGCAGGTTTTCGATATACTCCCGGACGGCCTCGCGGCAGGCAGCCTCGACCGTCTCGGCCACGAGCATCGGGTCGTAGTAGATTTCCACCTGGCACGAAAAGCGGTCGGGGTCGGTGTTCACCAGCGCCGTGCGCACGCCCGCGTCCTTGATTTCGGCGATGTAGGCTTTAAGCTGCGTTTCGGTTTCGGCATCGAGTTTGCACCGCTTGTCACCCTCCTCGCCCGCGACCTTGATCGTCAGGAGCGAAGCGTCGGCGCTCTCCGCAGCCACGGCGTGTTTGACCACCCGCGCCGCCGCGATGGCGTCCTCGGTCATCCCCTCGGTGTCGTAGCGGTCCGTGTCGGGAACGAGCGTCTTGCCCTTCATGAACGCAAGCACCTTGTCGCGGTACCACCGCGGACGGTGCGGGATGATCTCCTCGATGCGCGCGTCCACCTCGCCCCTGTACGTGTCGAAGAGTTTTTCCAGCGTCCACGCCGCCACGGCGAAAATGTAGAACAGAATCCCGATGACGGACACCTTGCTGAAATGCGCCGTGAAGCTGTCGCCCGGCGTGAAGGCGAACAGCTCCGCGACGTGCTCGTTGCGCATGAAGTCGGCCGCGATGCTCTCCTTGATTTGCTCGATTGTTCTCATTTTACCACGAAGTCTATTTCTATACCCATGTATCCGATGCCGCCGTAGGGAGCTGCCTCGACCTCCTCGGCCGAAGGCGCGGTGGCGGGCTTCACCCCGTCGGCTGCCAGCTCCCCGACGACCGATTCCGTGCAGGCGGTCGTGCAGGCGATGTCGAGCGTCTGCCCGGTCTTCAGTTCGTCCGTCAGGGAGAGCCCGTTGAGCCGGGCAATGTCGAACGCCGCCTCGATATTGCCGCACTCCTGTACAGCGATGTCCGGCAAGGTCTGGTTATTTCGTGTCGTAGTCCGCATCGACGATCAGTTTGTTGTTTGTCAAGTTTATTTCCACCTCGTTCACGCGCATTCCGTCGGCCTTCAACTGCTCCGTGATCTCGCGCACCCACCCGGCCGTTTCGTGGTCGTTGGCGATATTCGTGATTCCGACTCCCAGCGTCGGGTACTCTTTCGATTCGCCCTTCATCATTTGCAGGATGGCCGCCTGGTTCTGCGCCGTCGCCTCTCCGACTTGCAACCCCTCGGCATAGACGCCCTGGCTGTTCCGCCGGGTGTCAGGTCGCAGATCTCCCGTCGCGGGGTCGGTCAGTATGTCGATATTCTTTGCCATTGTCAATGCGTTGCCTTCTTGTCTTCCAAATCTTCCAGCGTGATGGTCGCGGCGGCCATCCGTTCGGAGAAAATCCCCGCGCCCGCAGGGCCGTTGGCCGCAGCTCCCGCACCCACCCCGGACAATCCTGCGGCGACGGCCTGCTGCATCGTCGTGCAATAGCTCCGGATGCTCTCCAGCGAACGGCGCAGCGCCGGGGCCAATACCAGACCGCCCTGTTTGCCTCCGTTGATCTCCACGCCTTCGGCCGTGACCTTCACGCGCATGTCTCCCGCGGCGACCGAAACGGCGTTGCCGTCCGCCTCGACGGAGGTGTCGCCGTGACGGTAGGTCAGCGATTCGATTTCCGAATAGCCGACCACGGCGCATTCGCGCAGCTCGCTGCACGAAAGGTCGGCCACCAGAACGATGCTTCCGACTGCGGGTTTCAGCAGCAGGCCGCCGGACGCACCGCCTTCGATGGCCGCCAGGCGGATGCCCGGAATCTCCAGTTCGCCCAGCCGCGCCCGGCAGGTGTCACCCTCGACGGCGACGACCTCCATCGGATGAAACAGAAACCCGGGCTGTTCCGTACCTGTGATCCGTCGCAAAAGTTGTTTTATCCTCGATGCGTTATCCATTGCTCTCGATGCGTTTCCCGATGGTGACGACCCGACTCGCGCCCTTGTCGCTGAAGGTCGTCTCGACCGTCAGCACGTAATAACTTCCGTTCTTGTATTTATACTCCGCGTCGCGGATCTCGGCCAGCCATGTCGGCTCGACATAGGGTTCGAGCCATCCGGTGAACGAGCCCTCGTAGCCGGTATAGGCCCGCACCTTCAGCTCCTCGTCGGCGCGCTGCCGGAGCGATGCCGGGTCGGAAACGCCCGGCAGTTTGAGGGTGAACTTATCGCCGCCCGTCGTGCCGCGCTCGATGCGGATCGTTTTGCCTTTGGCGTCCGTACCCTCCACCACGGCCAGGAACTTCCGCTTCGAGGCGTCCCGGTACTTGAGGTCGGACTTCTCGATGTTCACGGCGAAGTCGTAGATCGCTTTCTCTCCGATCTGGGCATACTGCGGATGAACGTGCAGGGTTTTTCCGCGCAGGTAGATGTTGGCCTTGGTTTCGGTCTGCACTTTGCGCAGTACGTCGTACCCCGTCGCCGCATGGATGGTGAAGCTGTCATACTTGAAATCGTAATCGCACTCCACATTGTAATCTCCGACCTCCCGGGCCACCGACGTCAGCAGCGCCTTCACCGTCACGTCTTTCAGCACCCGGTCTTCGAGATCCCGGCGGAACTTGTAGAGCTCGTCCTCGCAGCGGATGCGCACCGAGTCGTTGTCGGTGGCAATCTCGGCGACATATCCCGCGAACTCCTCGCGCAGCACCCGGCCGTACCCGAGGCGGATGCGGACGGCGTCACCTTCGGCGATCTTCCGTTCGACCTCCAGCGTCCGGTTGAAAAGCGTTCCCGGCAGCGTAATATCGGCCATGTCGGCCAAATTCTCGACGCTGCATTTGATCGCAACCTTTTCGAGCGCCGCCAACCGATACTTACCGATCGTTATGTCGTAGTTCATCGAATACATTTCGAACGTCGTTAAACCGGAATGAAAAGCGACACGGGGAAGTCGCTATACGCCTTTATCTCGAAGTTTTGGTTCTGCAAGCCCTTCGTATGCGGGAATCCGACGCTCTCGATCACCAGACGCGTGATGCCGAAAAGCAGCAGCAGTTCGTGTTCCACGTCGAGGTGGTCCGCCGTGTCGAATAGGTCGCGCAGCCGCCGCATGGCTTCCGCAGGGTATCGGTTTCCTGCGGCAATGAATACGCCCTGGATCGAAATTTCATAATCGCCCTGGCTCCACCGTTCTTTGACCGTCCCCGCATGGCGGCCCTTGGCGACCGTGCGGCGGACGATCTCGTTGCGGCCGCTGACCGATACGAGTGGTTCGAGCGGGAAAGTGAACCACTCCGTCACTCCATCGGTCGGACGTTTGAGCCGCAGCGGCATGACCGAACTCACTGTACCGACGGAGGCCATCTCCGCCCGGATTTCGTCCGCATCGGCCGTCCGCACCCCGTCCGTATCCCGGAGCAGGAAATACGGAGGCAGAGCTCCGAAGCCGCCGAGGGCCTGCGTCGTGCGGACGCGGAGCGGATCGCGCAGGCCATCCGACGAAACGATGACGTCCGGGGTTGCTTTCCCGATGTTGAAAAATACCTTGCTCATCCTATTGTGCCGTCGCGGCTATTTGCAATACCTGAATCAGTCTGTTCTCCAGATCGCGCTGCATGTCGTCGCGCGACCCCTCGTAACCCTGCTCGAAAATCATCTTATCGACCAATGATCCGAGCGTAATATTGATCGTCGTGGAGCGCTTGCCGCCCGTGGCGATGGCCGAGACGGCTCCCGCTCCGGCCGTACTGCCGGAGGTTCCGCTGCCGCCGCCCGGAGAGTTCGCCGCCAGTTCGCCGCCCATGCCGGGCAGGGAGGGCGATGCGATTCCCAGCGAGGTTTTCAACTTCGCGGCGACATCGCCGAGCGACCGTTCGGAATTCCAGCGAAGGCTGATTCCATCGAGCGATGCCTTGGCTTTCGCGGCATTGTCCGCAACCCGTTTCGCTCCTTCGATGATCGCCTGCTGGCGATTCTCGACATCGGCATTGATCCGGGCGATGGCCGCTTGGTTCTCGGAGCTGTCGCCCAAGCCGACAGCATCCTTGAACTTGTACCATCCGAGCTTTACCTTGTCCAGACCGATCATAATGCCGTTTATCATCGTGCTGAAATAGAGCTTCACGGAATCCACGTAGGCCAGGAAGGTGTATTTCATGAATCCGACGACACCTTCCCACAAAGTTCCCCAGCCCTGTACTTTGTAGCAGACATAGGAGATGGCAGCGATCAATGCGATAACTCCGGCAACAATCCATGTCACGGGGCACGCCAGCAGAGCGAGGTTCAGCCCGTTCTGAGCTGCCGCCCAGGCCCATTTCGCCGTGGTGACGATCCCCGCCCAGGCAGCCATCGCCCTGGACTGGAGCGTGACGAGGAACATGGACGTCGCCAGTATGCCGAGCGCCGTGCCCAATACCGCAACGACCGTCGCGTGCCGCTGCATGAACTCCGAGACCCATCCGATAGCTGCCCCCAAGGCGTCGATGCCTTTTCCGGCAAGCCCGACGATCCACTCCAGCGCGGTCATGGCGGGAATCACCAGCGGCTCGATGATCCCGTAGAGGCGGAACAGCAGGTCGCCCGCCAGTCCGAGAAGCGTGGACCACTTGCCCGCGGCCGTCTGTCCCATCTTCTCGGTCATGCCGTAGAACTGGCCTCCGGCCCGCGTCGCCGAATAGAACGCCTCGGTCACCATGTCGGCCGAGATCTTGCCTTTCGACATCTCGTCCTTCAATACGCCGATGGACTTGCCCGTCTTGCGGGAAATTTCCGTCAGCGGGTTGAAACCTGCGTTGACCATCTGGAGCAAGTCCTGACCCATCAGTTTTCCGGTAGAGGTCATCTGCGAGAAGGCCAGCGTCAGCGAATTGAGTTTGTTCTTGTCGCCCATCGCAATATCGCCCAACGCCTTCATGTTGGGCATGATCTTATCCTGTGCGATACCGAACGAGAGCATCATTTTCGCAGCATCCTGCAACTCGGCCGTCATATAAGGCGTTATCATGCCGTAGTGGCGAATCTCGTCCTGCAAGGTTTTCGAAGCTTTCGTGTCGCCCTGAAGCAACACGTCGAATGCGACCTGCACCTTTTCCCGTTCGAAACCTGTTTGCAGCGCCTTGAAACCCGCCATGCCCGCCATAACGATGGGATTGGTCAGCGTATTGGCGAACGGAATGCTGTTAAAGGCCTCCGACAGCATGGTCTTGATCTTGCCGCCGTTCACCCGTTCGAGCTGTCGGATCTGCCGTTCGAGGGCCTTGACCTCGATGTTGGTGCGGCGTATGGCGTTGATGTTGCTGGCCGGAATCCACTCGCGCTCGGCGCGCAACGCATCGACACGCTCGCGGAGGCTGCCCAACGTGACACCGCATTTCTGCATGGTGCCGTTCGCGCTGTTCACCCGCTGCTCGACCTTCGCCCAGACCTCCAGCGCCCGGTTGTTGGTGATGTTGATCTTGTTCAACTTTCCCGTGATCCGGTCGTTCAAAGAGAGCGTATATTCGACAACATTTGCCATTGTGTCCGTTTTTTCGTATCTTCGCTGCGTATGGTAGCAGGACTTATAGGTATTTGGTTCGCCGTCGCCGTGGTTTTCTATGTGTTGAAGGCTGCGCGGGCCGTGCTGCTGTGCATTCCGAAAGCGCTCGGCGTGTTGCTCTGTCTGCCTGCGATGCCCTTTGCCGTAGCGTATAAAAACCGCGAAACGCATCCGTGGCAGGCGCGGTGCATCGTCATCGGCTGGTCGCTGCTCTACCTGCTGCTCGCCTTCATTCTTTATATGGAAAGTTAGGAAAGGTTCGGACCGCGGGGTTCTTTCCCCCGTGCGTGATAACGGCGCGACTTGCGAAAAGTGACCCGCGGACGATGTCGGCGCGGCCCTCGGTGTTGTCCTCCGCACGGGAGTAAATCTCCCGACAGTCCGAACCTTGCGATTCCGGGTCTGCTATTTCCGCTGTGCGGCCTCCGCCTCCTGCTTGCGTATCCACATCAGCTCGTTCACACGCATGGCCCATTCCCAGTCGGTGAGGCTATCGGGGTCGATATGGAGGTAATAGCGCAGTTGGGTGTCCAGTTTCCGGACCCAGTCGCGGCCCTCCGCAGGATCGACCTCGGTAGCCCTCAGAGCTTTTCCAGCTCGGCCTCCGCGTCGGGGATGATCTTGTCGAGAACGCCCGATGCGCCCATGAACTTGTCATCGTCGCGGCGGATCGCCTCGCTGCCGCCCAGCCAGCAGTCGCGCAGCAGGGTTTCGTTGAACTTCAGCGGGTCCTTCTTCCCCGCACTCGACGCGAACGAGAGGTCGCGCCGCGTGGGTTTGCGCAGGTAGCACACGTGGCCGTCTACCTTGATCGCGTAAATGTCGCCGTGGCGCTTTTTCCATTCGTCGATCTCGGCCACCGTAGCCTGGCCGACAAGGGCTTCCTGTTTCTCCGTGATTTTCTCCATGATGATTTGCTGTTTTGGGTCCGGCCGGAGCCGGACGGTTGTTCGTTTCGGTTATCGCCGTTCCAGAAAGAGGAAGGGCAGCTTGAGGTCCTGAAACTTGTCGCCCTGGTTGGCCTCGCGGGGGTCCTCGGTGAACTGCACGCCGATGAGCTTGTGGATCGTCGGAACGTCGCCCTTCTCCGGGTCGCCGTAAGCCACCACGATGTCGAGCTGGATGTCGAGCAGCGAGCCGCCCGCGGCGGCCTCCAGCGCCTCGACCTCGGACTGCGTGAGTCCGATTTCGCCGTCGTTCGAAATATTCCCGCTCTGGATGGCCAGCGCCTTGTTGCCCTTGCCGTAGAGCGCCTCCTTCTCCTGTTTGGTCGTGTACTTGATTGAGCGGAAGCCCATCACGTCGCGGCCGCCCACATAGGCGGTGATGTCTTCCCAGCCGTATTCTCTGCCGTTGATCATTGTTCAGTCGTTTTATGCGGTTTTGAAACCCAGTTCCACGTCGAGATACTTCGCATACCCGTTGGGCTTGACGCGCAGCCCGATTTTTACCTGCGAAGTGGCCAGAATGTTCTGGTCGTAGTCGATCCTGCACTCCACGCCCGTATCGGACGAGTCCGACGGGTCGTTGCCCAGGTTGCCCTGTGCGGTCATCTGCGTTTCGATGGCCTGCTCGACGTCGGCTTCGACGGTCGAGCACCAGGCGGGAACCAGCGTGCCGGACTTCGAGACCGGAACCTCGTCGTTGAGCCACTCGACCAGCTGCGCGTAGGCGATGCGGTACGCCTTGTCGATGACGCGGCGGTTGGTTAGCGCGCGGTAGTCGTCCTCGGGCGTCGTGGCCAGGTTGTCGTCGGTGATGAAATACCCGGCTTTGCCGACGAACGTGCGGAAGGTGATATAGCCCTTGTCGTTGATCGTCTCCAGATCGGCCAGTTCGGCGGGCTCGGCCCCCACGTAGAAGGTCAGCGGCCGGAGCGCACCGTCGCGCACGCGGCTGATTTTCCGCTGGACGGCCGAGGCGGCGATGCGCCCGGCGACGACACCCATCGCGGCGTTCTTCGACGAGGCCGACGTGTCGCCGAGCACCACGCCCGCGCGGTTGTACTCCGTTTCGGTAAGGTCCTTCAGCGCCGCAGGGTCCCCGGCATAGCCGTAGCCCTCGACCAGCGAAAAGATCGGTGCACGCAGCGTGTCCGTGGCCCAGTCGCCCAGCTGCTGGGCTTTCGGCAGCGCGGCGAACACATCGGCATCGAGGCCCTCGGTGGTCGTCAGTTCGTAGGCTTCGGCCGGAGTCTTGAAAGCGACGAGACCGCGGATTTTGCCGTTCGACGCCTTGAGCAGGGCCACGGCTCCGGCGGCGTTGTCCTTGTCGAATGCGTTGGCGAAGGTTTCACTCTCGGCATAGCCCGTCAGCCAGAGCTCCGTTCCGTCGCCCGCCTCGGCGTAGAACTCCTTGACGTTGCGATACAGATTCGGGTTGTTCTCCGACGTGACGCCCAGCGCCTCCAGGTCGGCGAGCTTGCGCAGCGTGTACGCCTTGCCCAGCTTGAACTTGTCGCCGCCCGTCACTTCCTTCGCACCCAGCGCCATCATGCCGAGGCAGCCGTCTGCCATCGCGGCCACCTGTCCCAATGCGCCGTTGGCGTAGATGATTCGTACTCTCGGTAACATTTACTTGCGTTTTACGGTGATTACTGCCTTGTCGCGGAGCGTGGCCGCATGGTTGCGGGCCTCGGACTCCTTGAAGAACCCGAACCCGTTGGAGGTCATATAGACGACCGGGGCATCCGGATATGCGGCCAGAATTCGCCCGGCCTCGGCCTTCAGACGGCTCCCGGCTCCCGATTCCGCGGCTGCACGGTCTGCCGCCTCACGGGCCGCCGCTTCGGCAGCCTGGCGGGCCGCCAGTTCCTCCGGGGTGTCGGCGAATGCCGTTGCCGGAGAAAGCGGGCGTTCGTCCTTCCCGGCCGTTCCCGGAGTGTCATCGGTCTGCCGATCCGCCGTGCCGCTCTCATCATCGGATGCGGAGTCCGGCTGGAAACCGGACATCTCGTCCGGAACTTCGGGGGCCGACGACCTCGGTTCCGCCTCCTTCCCGGCAGCGGGTTCCGTGTCGGGAGCCGTCTGGAGATCGGGCGATTCGCTCCCGGCCTGCATGGGCGCGTCCGCGGTCCGGTCGGAGACTCCGGCCGTTTTCGGAGCTTTCCCGGAGGCTTTTGCGGTATGATTGTTTTTTGCCATTCGATTGTTGTTTTAACGGTGTTTGAATAATCTGTAAGAGCCATAGGCCACGGCCAGCAGTCCGGCGATGCACAGGGCGTGCTGCCACCAGGTGAGGCCGCGACGCCGGGCCGTCGTGAGGTCTGTTTCGGCCACCTCCTGCCGGGAGGTGTTGCCCTCCGTCCGGAGCTGCTGCCCGGTATGGCCGCCGCCGAGGATCGTGTCGGAGCGGATTCGCCGCTCGGTCTGTCGCACTCGGCCCGCCTCGCGGGTGGAATCCGTAAGTCGCTGCCGTCGGATGGTCTCCCGCCGCAGGGGCGGTGTTCCGGTCAGCGTATCGACCTGCCGGGAGGTGTCGTATTCCCGGGTGACGGTCTCGATCTCCTCCCCGACAACCCGGTGCAGATGCCGCTCGCCGTCGAGACTGCGGTGCAGCTCCTCGCACAGGGCCCGGAAAAACAGGCTGTCGCGCATCGAGAGTTCCTCGCGGAACGCCTGCATCCGAAGGTCGTTTTCCGCCCGGTTGCGCACCGCCGCCGTCCGGCGGGAGGGTGCACAGGCGCAGAGCAGCGCTGCCAGGAGGAGTGGGAGGAGGATTCGCCGCCGTGTCATACCGGATACTTTGCGAACAGCTCCCAGCCCGCCCGAACTTCGTCCATGCGTGCGGGCGTTCCGTTCTCCACGCGGCTCATGGCCGCAACGACCGGAATCATCCGCTCGCCGCTCTTGGTGTCGAGTGGCTCGTCAGGCGACACCTGGGCCCCGGCGGCCACGGCCCGGATGTAGTTCTCCGTGTGGTTCTCCACGGGCGGCGCATAGCGCGAGATCATCTCCCGCAGCGTGCGGCATCCGTGACGCACCCGATAGGTGTGGAGCAGCACGAACATCGCCCGGTAGCCCCACGGCATCGACTCGAACGCCTTAAAGGCCGGGTCGGAACTCCTCGTCTCGCCCTTGTATCGGGTCGCACTCCGGCGGATATTCCCCGGATTGCAGTTTCTTAATCCTCTGCTCATCTTCCTTTTGATCGTTGAACTCGAACAATTTGATTAACACGGGGCACTTGTGCGAAGGCGTCTTGCAGCGGAAGGCCTCCTGGATTATCCCGCTCTTGCGCTCCGACTCGTGCTCCTTGATCTCGACCTTGGCCTCCAGTTTCTCGACTTTGGCCGTCAGACGGGTGATCTCCTCCTGAAGCAGGGCCACCAGTTTGGACGTCTCGTCGATACGCCGTCCGTTCTTGCCGAGAATCCAGCTTACCAGCGCGATGGCGATGGGGGCGATGACGTAGATAATCCAGGTCTCCATCCGCTACTCGGCCGCCGCCTGCCTGATCAGTACCACGCCCGCCTTGTCGGCCCGGATGCTCTTGCCTCCGGCGCGCTGGAGGAACGAAATGATGTCGCCGTAGTAGAGCGGGTTGCCCTGGTCGTCGAACAGAAGCGAATCGCCCAGCGCGCGCGACACGCAGTCCTCGTGCCATGCCAGACCCGCGGCGCAGTCCGTCGCGGCGTTGACCGCGCTCCAGGGTTTCAGCGTGCCGTCCGTAGCGACCTTCGCCACTTTCGAACGCTTGTAGAAGTCGAAGCCGAGGTATTTGCCGATCACACCGCGGGCGGGGTCGGCGCATACCAGGAAGCCGTTGCGCTCGGCGTCCGTCAGGGAGTTCAGCAACTGGTTGTACATCCGTGCGTCGAGCAGGATGCAGCGGCCCTCCTCCGGAATGTCCTGCTCGTCGAAAAGCGTCTGGAGCTCCTCGACGGTCTGCTTGGTCATCCGCTTGCGGTTGCCCGTGGCCTCTTTGATGTGTGCGGCGACGGCCTCGCCGAGCGTCTCCACGACCTTCACCCCTTCGGGAATCCAGTTGTAGATGATCGACTCGTAGATGTCCTGCGCGAGTTTGCGGCGCGACTGGCGCGTGACGCTTTCGCGCTTGTTGTAGGACAGCTCCACCTGCTCGGCATGGGGGATGCGCACCGGGTCCACGGTGAACTCGTCCATCTGATAGGTCAGATCGACGTCCTTGCGTTCGGTCACGTTGGCGGGGAAAACCGTTCGGTTTTTCTCCACGTTCGGAGCCGCCCCGGCGTTCGGAACGTGCACCGTCTTTTCGTTCACGAACTCGCTGTGATCGATCGAGCGGGCCGCGAACGTGTTGTTGGCGAACAGTCCTTCGATGATGGACTTCACCCAGATTTCAACTTGTAATGCCATTCTTTTTTGATTTGTTGATGATGCGTTTTCGGCTATCCCCGGCAGATGTGCAGCGAGGCGGCCATCTCCTTGTACTTCTTCTCGTAGAGGTCGGGGTGGTTGGCTTTGAGCTCGGCGAGCAGTCCGGCACGGTCCAGCTCGTCCCACGACTTCGCGGCATACTTGCTCGCGTCGCCGCCCTGCGTCCCTGCCAGGCTGGAGAGCTTCGTGCGTTCCGGTACGCTGCCGAAGATCTTGCGGGCGTTCTCCGGGTTGGCCTTGAAGGTCTCGACGGCGGCATCCCTGGCATCGGCCGAAATCTTGCCCGCCTTGACGAGCGCGTCGGCGAAACTTACCGCCTCGGCGGCCACGGCGTCCTCCTTCTCCTTCCTGATCCGGGCGATTTCCGCTTCGGCCGTCTCTTTCGCGGCCTTGAGGCTGGCGATCTCCTCGTCTTTGGCCGCGACGGCCGCGACGATCGCTGCGCTGACGGCAGCTTCGTCCATCTGGCTGCTTTTGCTGCCGAGGGCAACGATAGCCTCGGCCGACAGATTGATTTTTTCCATTTGTTCTCGATTGTTGGTTTGGTATTCTGCATCGACCGCAGCGACAAGCTGCATGGGGTCTAAACTCATGAACTCGTTACGGGCCGAAGAGGTGATCTCGTCGCACAGCCCTGCATCGAGCGCCTCCGCTGCCGAAAACCACGTCTCCTCGCGCATCAGCTTCGCCATCGTCGCCTCGTCCTTGCCCCGGCGGACGAGAACCTGCCGCAGCATGTCGGTAAGCCGCGCCAGGGCCTTCTTCTGCTTGGGGCTCGTCGCCTTTCCGCTCTCCCCCGTGAAATAGGGGTCGTGGATCATCATTTTGGCGAAGTCCATCATGCAGACGCGGTCCGCAGCCACGGCGACAACGGCGGCCATCGACGCCGCGATGCCGTCGATATGTACGCAGACGGGGGTGTTCATGGAAAGGATGGCCGAAACGATACTCATGCCCTGGAAAACATTGCCGCCCGGAGAGTTCATCCGGATATGGATCATATCGAAGTCGCCCCGGTCGAGCGACGCGAGCTCCTGGGCGAAATAGTCGCCGTCCACCCGCGGACCGATCGCGCCGTAAAGCCGCATCACGGCTTCCCGCGGTGTTTCGTTTACGGAATCTATGTACGTTTTTTCCATCGTCTTTTCGAAACAGCGGCTTAACCGGGTAGCAATTCGCCGCTGTGCCTCGTTACAATGACATCGTCCGTTGCTACTCGGGGCCGATGCCGTCCGTCAAAAAGCGTTGTCCTCCCAAAAATTCGTTGCGGAAGGGGGATTCGAACCCCCGACCTTCAGATAATGAGTCTGACGAGCTGGCCTCTGCTCCATTCCGCGATTCATGGTGCAAATATCGCCCGGGTAGATTCGCGTAACAAATAGAGTGTAAATTATTTACACTCTATTTTTATCCGGCGGGCGAATACCCCAATTTTGCACCGTACAAACCGCCCGGAAGGGCTAATAGAATCGCTGTGAATGGCTAAAACGACCAAAAAGCCGAGGACGAAGCGAGAGCTCGACGTTCTCCGGGATTATGCGTGCCGTCTGTTTTTGAGCGGCGAAACGCAGCGGGTAATTGCCGCGAAAACGGGATTGACGGAGGCCACCGTCAGCAGGTGGGCCAGGGAGGGGAACTGGGACGCCCGGCGCCGGGAGCAGAACTCCTCGTCGGCCGCCCTGGTCAATTCACTGATGTTGGCAGCGAAGAAGATTTCCGAGCTGATCATCACCAAGCTGAACAAGGGCGAAACGGACGACATCGACGGCATCACCAAACTGTCGGACAACATCGCCAAGGTCATGGCCTCGGCAAAGCGCATCGCAAAGGGCATCACCAAGGACGAGATCATCGACGTAATCATCGACCTGGAGCAATGGATGATGCAGCGGGCCGAGACCGACGGGGAGCTGACGCCCGAACTGCTCACGACCATAAACGGCCTGCACAAGAAATATATCGAATACATTTCCGCACAGGAGGCGTAACGAATGGCATCCGTCAGCAGAAAATACAAGGAGGCGCAGGAACGCTGGATTCAGCATTGCCACGACATCGAACGCTCGACGGCCAAGATTCCGAAGGGAACGGAGCAGGAGCGCAAGAACCGCATCGCCCGCGCGCGAAAGGATTACAGGTATTTTGTCCGCACCTATTTTCCCCACCTTGCGACGACCGAGTGCGCGGACTTCCAGGTCGATGCCGCGATTTACATGCGGGACCATGAAAACGCCCGAGGCCTGTTCGAGTGGGCGCGCGGGCACGCCAAGTCCACGCATATTTCGCTCTTGCAGCCGCTCTGGCTGAAGATCCAGCCCAACGCGCAGCCGTTGATCATGATTCTGGTGTCGAAAAGCCAGGAAGCCGCCCGGCGCCTGCTGGGCGACTTGCAGGCGGAGCTGGAGTCCAACGACCTCTATAACGCAGATTTCGGCAATCAACGGGGAGCGGGAATATGGACGAACGGCGAGTTCACGACGGCCGCAGGCGATCTGTTCATCGCGCTGGGACGCGGACAGTCGCCGCGAGGCATCAAGAAACGCGGGCTGCGGCCCAATTATATCGCGGTGGACGACATCGACGACGACGAGCTGGTGCGCAATCCCCGGCGCGTGGGCGAAGCGGTGGACTGGCTGCTGACGGCCCTGCTCGGAACGATGGCGATGGGTCGCGGACGCCTGGCCGTCGTAGGCAACCGGATCGGCCGCACGTCGGTCATCGGCACCTTGGCGGATAATCCGCATTTCCACCATACCGTCGTCAATGCGCTCGACAGAAAGGGCCTTCCGTCCTGGCCGCAGAACTACACGCTGCGGGAGATCGCCGAAATGCGCGGCATCATGGGCGAGCGGCGTTTCCAGCGCGAATACATGAACAACCCCGTCAATGCGGGAACCGTTTTCGAGGAGAAGCACATCCGCTTCGGAAAGATGCTGCGCATGCGGGAATACCGCGCAATCGTCTGCTACACCGACCCGTCGTTCAAGGCGTCGGCGACGGCCGATTTCAAGGCGACGATGCTCGTAGGCATCACGCCCCAGGGCAAATACCACGTGCTGAAAGCCTATGCCGACCAGACGAAGGTCTCGACGATGGTCGAATGGCACTACGACGCCCACGATTACGTCGGGGACAACCCGGTGCGGTACGAAATGGAGGCGGGATTCATGCAGGACCTGCTCCTCGACGAGTTCCGCAAGTACGGCGAGAAGGTCGGCTACCAGATACCCATCGTCGGGGACACGCGCAAGAAGCCGGACAAATTCGCACGCATCGAAGCCTTGCAGCCCCTGTTCGAGCGCGGGGACATCATCTTCAACGAGCTGGAGCGGGATTCGCAGGGAATGCGGGTCCTCGTCGAGCAGCTCCTCTGCTTTGAGAAAGGCAGCAAAATTCACGACGACGCCCCGGATGCGCTGGAGGGGGCGATATGGAAACTGAGCAACTCCGTGCGTAAGACCAACAACCGCTATGCGGTGGGCCATCGGGCCAGCCGTAGGTGGTAAAATCAATAGGACAATGTATCTGACACCGGAAGAACTGAAAAGCCACATGTACGCCCATATCGTCGAGGAGATCACCGAGGGCGACGAGCAGATTGTGCTGCAAGCCATCGAAGCCGCCGTCGAGGAGGTACGCTCCTATCTGCGGCCGCGTTACGACACGGACCGGATTTTCGCGGCGGAGGGTTCCGAGCGCAATGCGCTCGTTCTGGAGAACACCAAGATCGTCACCGTGTGGAACCTTATCAAGCTGTCGAACGTCGAAACCATATACGAGATATGGAAGGAGCGCTACGACCGTGTCATCAAATACCTGGAGGGCGTGGCCGCGGGGACGCGCACACCGAGTCTACCGCTGCTGACCGACGAGAAAGGCGAGGTCCGGATCAGGATGCGCTGCGGCTCCAACCCTAAATTCAGACACTCGTTCTAATGAAAAAGATCGGATATAAAACAAAGGCGGCGGCCGCTGCGGAAGCGGCCGCCAGGACGGAAGGGAAACCCGCCCGCCGGAACGATGCGCGGATCATTCGCCGCGTCATCAAGAGGCAGGAATCCGTGACCCGCAAGGACATCGCCGACTGGAAGCGTGCCCGCTTGCAGGCGACGAGTACCTACGAACCGAAGCAGGTGTTGCTGCAACGGCTTTTCTCGGAGGTGATCGACGACGCGCTGATGACCTCGCAGGTGTCGGTTCTCCGCATCGGCAAAAGCCAGGGCGCGGAGTTCGAGCTGAAGATGAACGGCCGCAAGGACGAGGCCGAGACGCAGAAGTTCAAGGATTCGGGCCTGTACGAGGACCTCGTCGAGCTGATCGTCGAAGCGCAGTTTTTCAACCATTCGCTCATCGAGTTCGACTATGATCCGGCCGGAACGGTCGTAGCGGACCTCGTGCCGCGCGAGAACGTGTCGCCCGAAGTCGGGAAATTCTATCCCGACGCCGAAGGTTCGGAGACGGTGGATTATCGGCTCCTGCCGGAGTTCGGCCGCTGGCTCGTCGAGATCTACCCGCGCAAGCGCGACCTCGGACTGCTCAACAAGGCCGTGCCGTATGTGTTGATCAAGAAGTTCGCCCTCTCCTGCTGGAGCGAATTATGCGAAATATTCGGCATACCTCCGCGCGTCATGAAGACGAATACCACCGACGACGAAATGCTGGAGCGGGCCGAAACGATGATGCGCGAGATCGGATCGGCGGCCTACTTCATCATCGACACGACGGAGGATTTCGAGTTCGCGCAGGGCGTCGCCACGAACGGCGACGTCTATAAGAACCTCATTTCGACCTGCGACCAGCAGCTCTCGCTGCTCAACCTGGCGGCCGTGCTCGGTCAGGACACCGAGAACGGCAACCGTTCGAAGGAGGAGAGCAGCGCCAAGCTCATGGAGGCCGTCGTGAAGGCCGACAAGCGGCTGATCGAGTCCTCCTTCAATCGGAAGATTCTCCCGGCATTGGCCGCCATCGGCTTCCTCAAACCGGGCCTGCGGCTGGAGATCACCAAGGAGGTGGACCTGGAGAAACTCTGGAAGATGACTTACGAGGCGTCCCAGAATTACGACGTCGATCCGGAGTGGATTCGGGACACGTTCGGAATCGCCGTGATCGGCAAGAAGCAGCAGGGGGCCCTTCCGCCCGGCGGCGACGGGGAGCGGCAGGACGGGGAAGGTGCGGAAGACGGTGCGGACGGACACGCTTTTTTCGCGGAGGCCCCGCAGGACGGGGCATCCGATGGAGAATCCCTCACGCCGCGGGACGAGGCGCTCGTCGGACGCGTGGCGGCCGGGAAGTCTGACTACTGGGACGCCGAACTGTTCGAATACATCGCCTCCGACCTTTTGAAGGCCGTTCGAATCGTATTCGCACACACCTCGGGAGCGGTCGAGGCGGCCGTCGAATACGACGTGCCGGACGACGTATATACGGCGGCCCTCGAACAAAACCTGTTCCACTTCTCCGCGGCCAAGACGCTCGCCGAGGTGCAGGAACTGAACCAGGCGTTCCGTGAAAGCAAGAACTATAACGAGTTCAAAGCCCGGGCCGCGGAGATCACGCGCACGTTCAACGACCGATGGCAGCGCACGGAGTACCGCACGGCCGTGCAGGTAGCCGAGGCGGCGAGCAACTACCGACAGCTCCGGCGGCGGGCCGATATTTTCCCCTACTGGGTCTATCGTACCGCAGGCGACGGCCAGGTGCGACCGTCCCATGCCGCGCTGGACGGACTGACGCTCCCGGCGTCCGATCCGGCATGGCGGAAGATCTTCCCGCCGAACGACTGGAACTGCCGCTGCCGGGTGGAGGCGATTATGGCCGACGAGTTCGAAGGGGATTTCGGCGAGGAGCAGAAGAAGATGCAGGCGTTTCTGAAGAGCCCCGAATGGAAGCGGACGACGGCTCAGGGCTGGGGCGTGAACCGGGCCGAGACGGCCGAGATCTTCACGGCGAACCAAATGTACATCCGCAAATTCCCCGACCGGGCGGCTTCGCTCCTCGGCAAACTCCATTGCCAGCATTACGGGTTGCCGTCGTTCGGGAAGCGGTTGGCGGCCGCGACGCGGGAGTTCGTCCCGTTCACGGGCGATCCCGCGGGATGGTTCGCCCAAAACGGCCGTTTTACGGACTTCTCCGGCAAAACGATAGAACTCCCCGAGCGGACGTTCGCAACGCATACGTCGGGCAAATACACCGCAGCGCGCGTGCCTTTGCTCGACGTGATCGCCGAGGTTCTGCGGCAGCCCGACGAGGTATGGCTGAACAATTACGACGGCAAGGCGTTCGACTGTCTGAACTACATCCGCTTTTACCGCGACAAGGCGATCAACGTCGTGTGCCGGATCGAGAACGGAAAGACGCTCGCCGTCCGGACGTGGTTCGAAATAGCCATCCGCCCGACGACCAGAAACGGCGGAAAGATCGCACCGGAGAAAGACCCCCGGCTCAAGTATCGGCGCGGGCTGCTGGTAAAAAAGTAAGGGGAGCCTTTCAACGCTCCCCTGTGCTTCGCGGCCCGGTTCCTGGTAGTCGTCCGTGCTGTTTCAACGGGTTGAGGTCCCGGTGCTACCGATCCGCTTCGGATTGACGCGCCCCGCCGCCGTATCGTGCCCGGACTCGCCCGGCCCCCGTCATCCGCGAGGGTTGGCCGGGATGATTCATCCCCGGCGCTGCGCGCTTCGATGCAAATATAACGAATTTTGAACAAACCGCAATGATACCGAAACAAATACTCGACAAGGCGCGGATCGACATGCAGGACGTCGCCGACATCGCAGCCATGACCGGAGTGTCCTATTTCAAAGGGGCCTTCCGGAAGAAGGGATTCGACGGCACGCCCTGGCCGCTGGCGAAGAAAGACAAGGCCGGAACGCGGCGGCGCGGGTCGCTTATGATCGACTCCGCCGCCCTGATGAACAGCGTCCGCATCGCCCGCGCGACCCCGCAGGAGGTCGTATGGACGGCGGGCAACGCAAAAGTGCCCTATGCGGAGGTACACAATACGGGCGGACGGGCCGGACGCGGGCGGGGCTTTCAAATGCCCAGGCGTCAGTACATGGGCGACGCCGAGGAGTTGCGGCAAAAGATCATCGCACGTCTCAAGGCATACATGCAGAGCCGGATCAAATGAAGAAGGGGGCCTCGCGGCTCCCTTCTTTCATCGGATCACTTCATCTCCAAACGGACGGACGAGGGCGGCAGTTTGGCGCTTTGCCCCTCCTGCACGCCGGGCAGGGTGTAGGCGGTCTGGTAGATGACCTTGTAACATTCGCCCGCACGAACCGCGGCGATCTTCTTGATCTGCGTGCGGAACATCGGGCCGAACGTTCCGTCGGTGAAGCGCTGGAGGGCCGAGTGAATTTTGTCGAGCAGCTCGATCAGCAGATAGGCATCGGCCTTGCGGGGTGCGGCGGCCGACGAACTGACCAGCCGCAGGTTCGCCGCCAGAATCTCCACGCTCACCCCGTCGGCGATCTGTCCGCCCCCGCCGATCTGCGAGAACGAAATCTCGTCGATGTCGAGCAGCGCGCAGGGCCATTTGACCGGAGGCGCCTCATAGTCGAGTTGTCCCCAGTTCTTGTCGATGTAGGCCAGCTCGGGGACCTGGTCGGCCAGCCGCTGTTGAACAGCCAGCAGAATCGTTTTGATGTTTGTTTCCATTTTCAAAAGAGTTTCAGTTGCCTTTTGTCCTCGGCCGGAGTGACGCTCTCCAGCTCGCTTCCGGGAGTTTTCAAATAGCTGAGCATCGTCCGGTAGCAGCACGGGTAAACGGGGTTCACGTACCGCTCCCAAACTTTACGGTAGTTTTTCGCGTTGTTGCCCGGCTCGTAGTGCTTTTCCACGATGTCGAGAACCAAACGGATGCGCCGGAGTGTATTTTTGCGGTGTTTACCCATTGTTTCGGCAGGTTTTGTGATTACTTTTGCAAAGGCTTTCTTCAATAATCACTCGGCCCGCTTCGTCGCACTCCGGCGGGCGGGTCGTTTACATTACCCCCCCCCGCACGGCCGGGGCTGCTATGCCTCGGTCATGCCCAGCGGGACGTACCGCCAGACGCCGTTGTCGTCTTTCCATTCCGCGCGGATATAGGTTTTCGACAGGTTCGGAATATAGGATTCCTTGATGATGGCGATGCCCTCGTTGAGCCGTTCGTTGTGCAGCTCCTCGGCCAGCGTGTCGAGCTGGAGCACCTTGCTCGCCTTGAGGTTCCCGTTCTGATCGCGGGCGATAAGCCGCATGATCTGGTTGATCATCGCCTTCGTCTCGTCGTCCTTGATAAGACCCATGACGGCCTCCTTCACGATGGCGATGCCGTCCTCGACCGTATCGCGCCAGCCGTCCACGACGCACCGCCCGATGGTGATGCGCTTGTCGCCCGTCGAATTGGTGAACGTGTGGCTTTTCTGCCCGTCCTTCGTCCGTTTCAGCACGTCGGCCTTCATGTCGAGGATCTGCCGGAAATTGTCGAGCACTTGCTCCTTGACCGTGCGGATGTCGCCGCTCAGCTCCCGGAGCATCGGGAGGGCCTGTTCGATCTCCTCGTCCACCATCTGACCGTAAACCTTGCGGTCCTTCCGGGCCTTGTCGGCCGCCGCCTTCCGTTCCTGCTCGGCTTTGAATGCCGCGTACTGCGCCGCTTCCTCGGCGGTCATCTGTACCGTTTTCACTTCGTTGTCGTTCATTGTTGTAATGTTTAAGAATTGATTTGGTTCCGGAAATTTCGGGCGAGTTCATCGCCCAAGTCGTTGAAAATAGCTCGTAATATCATCGGAATGATTATATCCGCTTTCGGCGGATAACGCATCAAATGCCGATAAGGAAAGCCTTTCATAAAAGAGAGCGAATGAAGAGAGACGGTAAATCGAATGCCGTCCAAACATAGTTCGAACCCTATTTGAGCAATGTGTTCTTCCTTTAATCATCTTCATATCTATGTAGTTTTTTCGATATTTTGCGAGATTCTCGCTATTTCAACAGATCGAATTCGTGTGCCTCTACCCACGGATTACCGTCCCATGTTCCGCGATCGGAAACCTTGTCGATCAACGCGGCGAAGGCTTCGCGGGGAGTGTCTTTTAAAATGTCTCCTATTACAAAGTGGGTTGGATGTATGGGGAAATTTTTTGGAAAGTTCGGCGTAAATTGCCTGATCCCTTCCCGTAAACACTCCTCGTCCGAAATATCCTGTAACCGCTCGCACTTGATTCTGGTGATGCGAATTTGGTGGGGCATCAATTCGGCCTTGGCGAACATCTTGTTATTCCACCCTGCAAGGTCCTGCACGCTTTCGAGGGATATTTTATGCGCTTTGGCCACCTGGAACAAAAACGTATCGACATCCGGATGCCCGGCGGCAATCGTCGAATATCTTTGCGCCACGGCCACGATCTCATCGACCCCGTATTTCGGTAATATCACATCCCCATTATTCCTTTTCGCCCATCCGAAGTTGTCAGATAAAAAGTCCGGTTGCGGAATTATTATCCGTCGCGTCATGGTCTTTCGCCCCTCGATAACCGCCTGCGTCAAACCGTAGCGGTCATTAAACATGATCTTTTTCATAATTCATCAGTTAGTCCGACTATCGTTAATCGGCATGTAGATATTCTGCGCCAAGGTCTGCATCGTTAAAACAGTTTGTATTGTCTGATCTCGAAAATGCGTGCTTTTACGGCCTTGATCGCAGCCGGAGGCAACACGCCCTCTTCGGCCAGCAAGTCGCCGAACGCCCACAGCAGGGCGTTCTGTTCCGAGGCGAACTCGCCCCATTTCCGGCCGGGATGGCATCCGCGGCCCGACCCGCCGATCATCCAGGTCGTAGCCGCCACCCAGACGCCGTCCTGTTGCCCGATATGGACTTTTACATAGTCGCGGCCGCTGGCATAGAGGATTTCGGTTCTGTACTCGCCCGACCGCAATACGGGGTAATCGTACCACGGGGCCGGGAGGTCGGCCCGATTGTCGATCCGCAGGTCTGCGTAAGGATTCGATTTCATAATGCGTTGTCAATTAGGAAGGCCGCCGAGCGGCATGTAGATTATCTGCGGCCGGGACTGCTCGGCCTGTCCGGTCGGCCGTTCCGGCTGGGGATTCAGCCCGCCGCTGCGTTGGATCGCGCGGAGCTTCAAGGCCAGCGCGTCCAGCTCCGGCGGGGTCAGTGCGCCGAACTCCTTTCCGGAGATCCGGCGGT